AATATAATAATATAATAATATAATAATATAATAATATAATAATATAATAATATAATAATATAATAATATAATAATATAATAATATAATAATATAATAATGAAAATACATATAAAACCTTCTAAAACTCCCATTCATTCTTTGTACCCCCTGTGTAAATTTTAGCAAAACCTGCGTCTATCATATACTTATTTATATTTTCATCACAATATATTACATCAACTAGCAATCTTCCATATTTATCAAAATCACCACATGTAATTTGAATAATATTACCTAGAATTTTACTACGCAATGCATCTCTAGCTTTAATTGCATATGCTTTTTCATCTATATTTTTTGTTTTTATTTCTGGTGTATCTATTCCATTTATTCTACAGTTCCATTTATAGAACTTATTTGCAAATTTGAATACTACTGTAATTGTATCGCCATCATATACGCTAACAACAATTGCTTGATATGTCATACCCTTAAGTGAGAATTTCATAACTGTATTACAATCTATATTTTTTAGTTCTTCATAATCGTCCATTTTCCAGTGTATAATAATATAATAATATTTCTTAAATATAGAAATAAAGGACTGAATGAGTAATAAAATACCAAAAGAAGCAGTTTGTATTAGAAATACTAGTTCTTGGGCACATATAAAACCAGAACATAAATTTGATTCACCAAAATTTGATAAAAATGTTGTTATGATGGATCTTCCAAATATGTCCCCAAAGATGGACGCTTTAATTGAAAAAATAAGACAATTAGACGATGAGGATGCAAAGGTATATGGTAAATATTATAAACATATTATATACAGTGATGTTGGAGGTGTTAACGGTGCAAAAATGATTGCGTCTGCTTTAATAGCAAACGGTTTCACCTTAGTATATAATAATGGTTTTGCTCTTAAAAATGATGGTCTAGAAAAACATAAGACATTTGGTTTACTTACTACATCAACAGTTTATAAAAAACCATTGTCTGTTGGTTTAAAGAAAAAAATGATGTTGAGAATGAATGAAAGACCGCAAAATATATATGGTGACAATATGAGATTTATCATATTAGATCCTGGTTTCAAAGAAGGAATAGATGTATTTGATGTAAAATATATGCACATGTTAGAACCTCTAATTACAAAATCAGAACAAACACAGGTTATAGGAAGAGGTACAAGATTTTGCGGACAATCTGGGCTACCTTTTATACCTAATAGAGGGTGGCCTATGAATGTATATAGATATAACATGATGTATGATGAAAATACAAATGTACATGAGTTATATTTAAAATATAGTAATCAAAATATAAGTGCACTTAATTTTATAGCAGATTTAGAAGAACTAGTAATTACAAGTGCAGTAGATTTGCCTTTAACTGAGAATATACATATGTTAAAAAAAACAAATAACAGGTTCTATAATATGATTCAAAATATTAAGGAAAGTTTGAAAGGTGATGCCAAATTACCTGTGAAATCAATTAGAAAAGATTTTATTCGAATAGTAAGCAATATTAGAGGAAAAATTTATACAAACGATGTTAAACTTGATTGTAAACAAAGATGTAAAGGACCTTTAGAAATAGCACCAAAAGCTATACTCTTAATAGCAGCTATACATGTTGGTCGCAATGATTTGATAAAAAATCTGAGTGAAAAGTTTGCAAAACCATTATTATGTAATTATTTACACAGAATGCCAGATTATTGTAAGGCAGTCAATCAATTATGGCTTAGCCCTATAAGGTTTCTCAAAGTATATAAAAAAGATATTGAAAGTAGTTTAGAATATTTTAGACGTGCCTATTTAATACACGATGATAATTACAAAGAAATAAAAGAATTTATGGAAAAATATAGTGATGATAAAAAAGTCAATGTTAAACCAGTTATTATATATCCTGCTGTCCCACCTCCTAATAGATTAAGTTATTTAGATCTTCATAAATATGTGGAAAAACACTATAGTGAATATTTATGGGATGAAGTTGAAATTAAAAACAAATGTTTAGCTACAACTGAAGATAATAAGGATGATAAATCGAAGAAAAACTATGAAATTGTAAAATTTACAAAAACACAAGGTTTTGTACAAAATTTCTTGACACCTCAATCACCTTATAAAGGTATGTTTTTGTACCATAGTGTTGGCTCTGGAAAAACATGTACTGCAATTGCAACCGCAACAAATACATTTGATAAACAAGGATATACTATATTATGGGTTACGCGCCACACTTTGAAAGAAGATATATGGAAGAATATGTTTGATAAAATTTGCAATATTATAATACAAGATAAGATTGCAAATGGTAAAAAAATGCCTACAACACGTGCAGATAGAATGAAGCTTCTTGGAAATAATTGGATACAACCAATTTCATATAAACAATTTACAAATCTTATAAAGGGAAAAAATAAGTTTTATCAACAAATGGTTTCTAAAAATGGAAAAGAAGACCCTTTTAAGAAAACTCTTGTTATTATTGATGAAATACATAAAATATATAGTAATACATTAACAGCTATTGAAAAACCTAACCCTGAAGTGCTTCAGAATATGATCCAAAATTCTTTTGAAAAATCTGGAGAAAAATCAGTTAAACTACTTATTATGACAGCAACACCTATAACAGAAGATCAAATGAGTTGTATTAAGATAATTAATTTAATTATGCCAAGAGTTGAACAATTTCCAGAAAATTTTGAAAATTTTAAAAATGAATATTGTCAAGATAATGGTTTATTTACAGAACAAGGAGCTATAAATTTTTTGAATAAGACCGCTGGATTGATAAGTTATATAGATAGAAGTTCTGATCGCAGTCAATTTGCATATCCTATTATTGAAGACATTATGATAAAGGTTGATGAAATAGGAATGCAATCATCTAATACTTTACAAGAACTTAAAAATAATGTTGATCAGCTTAAGGAAAGACTTATTGCTGAGAAAAAACAATTATCTAAAGATGATGTAAAACAAATCAAGGAACAAATCAAGGATATTAATAAAAAAATAAAGGTTATTGAAAAAGCTAATAAAGATCCGCAAAATATAATTCAATATATAAATAGTTGTATTTCAAAACAAAAAATTGCTAAGAAAAATAAAAATAATATTTCAAAATCATTATTATCTATTTCTCCAAAATCTGTTGAAAAAAAAGCGCAGTTAAAAAAAGATGTATTAAATCCAGAAAAAGCACCCAAAAAAGTAAGAAAAACCAAAACAAATATATAAAACTCTTGGATAAATGATATTTAACTTTTGAATAAAAATTTGTTTTCTCTATATATAACAAAATGAACAGTGATTTTGTCACTTCGACATTTTATATAACATATGTATTTCTTATGACAACTGGTACTATTACATTTATTGAATCATTACGTACACCAAATGCAACAATTAGACATATTATGAATTTAGAAACATGTATATCAATAATTGCTGCATATTTTTATTCAATATTTATGAATAAAATTCAAGAAAATAAGAACAATGGTAAAGATATACCGTATACTGAAATAACAATTATACGCTATACAGACTGGTTGATATCAACACCATTTATGTTGTTTGTATTATGTATGATTTTAGCTAAGGAGAAAAACATACCTTTTACAATTAGAGCTTTCATAGTAATATTACTATTAGATATATGTATGTTATTATTTGGTTATTTTGGCGAAACCAATAAAATAAATAAGTATACTAGTTTGCTAATAGGGTTTGTGTTTTTTGTTTTAATGTTTGCATTTATTTGGTATATATTTATGAATAATGGAAAGAATTCATTTATTGTTGTATTTACATATTTTATGTTCTTGATAGTATGGAGCATTTACGGTATAGCTTACATTATGGATGAAGAGACAAAAAATATACTTTATAATATTTTAGATTTAGTATCAAAAGCATTTATGGGTATATTTTTTTGGATGGTATTCACAAAATCAATAATCTTTTAACAAGCGCGTAATAATAAGAACAAGAAATATGAATTATAGTATATAGAATGTATTCATTATTATTTTATTCTTTTTTAATATCAACAATTATATTCGGAATTATGCAATATGTAGAAAAAAGTAGCAAAGAAAGTTCAAATGAGATATATGATGTACAGAAACACCTTATGACAGTAAATAATCTAATTATATTTTTTATGATATTTATTACATGTTTTGCCTTAATATATTTTGCTTTTAGTGATAACTTAGATATATTGACATCTCTTGGTATTTTTGAAGCAGATCAAAAAAGCATAAACATTAATGATAATATGTATGATGTTAAAAAGAAAACAAATATCGACCCTAGTATTTTAAAAAGAATAAATGATCCTGTTAAATATGGTTTCGAACCTTATAGTGGTGGGTCTGATTTGAGTTCAAACGACGCATCTTCTAATAGTAGTAGTGATGATGATATAAGCGAGTAATTTATAGTAATAAAATAAATGCATAAAGTATTATGCTGTGTAATAGATAATATATTATTTTTGTTATGATTTATTAAATGAGGTTAGAATTAAAGAAATTTGATCCCTCTAAAATAAAAAGTGATTCTGTTGTGGTTTTTATTGGCAAGCGTAACACTGGTAAAAGTTATTGTATGAAAGATATTCTTAGCTATCATCGCGACGTACCTGTAGGTGTAGTTGTTTCTCCTACAGAAAGAGCAAATGGATATTTTGAAAAATTTATACCTAAAATGCTTATCTATGATGAATTGGAAGAAAAATTAATTAGTAAATTTTTAAATAGACAAATAAATATTACAAATCAAAGAAAAAAGGAGTTATCAAAACATGGGTCTTCATCAGTTGATCCTAGAGCATTTCTAATACTTGACGATTGTATGTATAATAAACAAGCAATGACTGATAAAAATATTAGATGTATTTTCATGAACGGTCGGCATTACAAAATTTTCTTTTTAATAACAATGCAACATGGATTAGGTCTCCCTCCAGACTTAAGATCTAATATCGATTATGTATTTATATTTCGAAACAATATTGTAAAAGAGCGTGAAAAAATATATAATCATTATGCTGGAATGTTTCCTACATTTGATGTATTTAATCAAGTTATGAATCAATGCACTGAAAATTTTGAATGTCTTGTTATAGATAATAAAATACAGTCTAATAATATATCTGATATAGTTTTTTGGTATAAAGCACAAGATTCTAACTTTAAAATGTGTTCACATGATTTATGGGAAATGCAGTCTATTCAGGACCAGCGCGATATGATGGGTATAACAAATGAAGATGATGAAGATATTGAAGATTTTGACCCTGGTGTATTTACTAAGAAGAAGAATTCTAAACTCATTAAAGTTAGAAAACATCCTAAATTTTAATTAAAAGTTATTTTTATCAAAATGTTAGAATTTTATTGAACATATCAATGCACGTATTACCACAATATAAACCACATATATCGCATTTTTCTAGTATTATTTTACATTTTTTACATACAAATTTGTTGTATGTATATATTATATGTTTATCTGAATAACAGATATAGCAATTGTTAGATTTCATCATATTACTAGATAATAATGATATAATCATTTTTTATACAATATATCATACTTACCTAATATATAGATGATCCTTTATTCTCATTTTCTTTTTAGGTTGACTTTACATTCTTTAAGATTTCTAAAAGAAACTTGGTATCTTACTAGATTGTTTTTGCACATCTTTTATAAATATTTCTTTAATATCAGATACTTGACTAACATTGCTTATCACACTTCTGGTATCTTCATCAATATCTAATATATTCTTTTGATCGTATATAATATCATATTCCTTTGTATCGCCAATATCTTTTTCATACGATACCTTCTCATTTTTTGAGATATCCGTTTGAAGTTGTTGTGTGTAGTTAACGATTTTTTCTTCATTATTCTTACAATAGACATTAATACCTTCCTGACCTTTATTATTTTCTTGCATATTGGCAGACATTTCTGATAATACTTTTTTTTGTGTTTCATTAGTTTCCTCGAATTTTTCAATAGTTTCATCGTTTTGCAAGTGATTTTGTCCTTCATTTTTATATCCATTATCCAAATCTATATTAATCTGATTTTTTAATTTTAATACCTCATGATCTAATACATTATTTCCTATACTAACAACCATATTTTCTTTAATATACTCTTTATGCAATTCATTATCAATAATTTCATTATCATTATTTATATTATCATTTTCATTCGAATTATCAATGGACTTATATTCTTTATTTTTTTTATAATCTTCACCTTCTTCACCTTCTTCATCTTCTTCATCTTCTTCACCTTCTTCACCTTCTTCATCTTCTTCATCTTCTTCATCTTCTTCATCTTCTTCATCTTCTTCATCTTCTTCATCTTCTTCATCTTCTTCATCTTCTTCATCTTCTTCATCTTCTTCATCTTCTTCATCTTCTTCATCTTCTTCATC